CGAACTGCATGTCTCGCTGGGTGAACTTGCGTTCCACCCACTTCGCGCCGGCCTCGATGACTGAGACCCGGTGGGCGTTGGAGACGCCTTGGTGCTGCTCTTGCCAGCGGGTGGTCATCTCGGCGAACTCGTCATCGGACAGATGGTTGGGGACTTCGATGACGCCGCCGGGCTCCGCGCTGTTGCGGAAGAATGCCGCGTTCCATTCCGCGCTTGCTCTCGTCGAGTCGAGGTCGATGAGGATGGACTGCACAGCGCCCATGCCCCGGTACGGATCGAGGGGGTTGGGGGTGCGCAGGAAGATGACGTCCTCACGGCGCAGCGGAATCTTCTCGCCGGACGGGCCGAGGTACTCGTAGCCGGTGAGGAAGTCTGTGGGGTGCGGCACCGGGGTCATGCGGTCGGGGCGGACGGGCCACAGTTCGAGCGGCATCGCAGAGCGGCCGTTGCGGGAGATGGTGAGCCAGCCCTCGCCGGTGAGGTCGATGTGCTGCTGCATCGCCTCAATGAGCTCTTGGCGAGTCATGAACGGGTTTGGCTTGTTCCACAGGTCCAGCGCGGCGTGGCGGGTGACCTCGGTGCGGTCCTCGCGTAGCCCGGAGGGGGCTTTGCGGTACAGCTTCCAGTCGACCAGCGCGGTCGCGTTGCTGGTGCGGTTGACGATGGAGAACAGGGTCCCGACGGAGCCCATGGCCCGCATCTGCGCCTCAGCGCCGGACAGTTGAGTCCAGGGGAAGGCGAGGTTGCGGCCGGAGACGTACGGGGTGGGGACCTTGTTGCGCAGGTTGCGTGCGCTGCGGGTGAGGTCGCCGAGGAGGGTTCTTGCCACTCGGCCCTCCCCTCAGTCATCGGTCTCCGTAGAACCGCCAGTTGAGGATGATCGCGCTGAATCCGAGGGCGGCAACCCCGGCCGCCCCGTTGATCAACATGACTGATCCTGACAAAAGCATAGCCCCACTCGCGTCAAGGATTACCGGCATAGCCCTGTTCAACCCTTGCATCCACCTGCTAATTGACGACTTCTCCATGGTGACGCCCCTTCTGGGCCCGCTGAGTGTGGTTGTCGGAACCCTACAAGGAGGCGGGTTACAGGGTGCGCGGCCGCGCAGGCCGAGACGACATCGTCCGCACCCGCGGCCGGCCCGCGGCATAGAACGCGAGCAGCAGGGCATCCGCGTTGTCCGGCGACCTGCCAAGCCGCTTGATGATGTCCGCCTTCGGCTCCACCCGGATCCGGCCCTTCGGGTCCACCTCCCACCTCGGCTCCAGCAACTGGGCCACCGTGGTATCTGCGTTCTGCATCCCGGACAGGTCCCAGCCCTGCTCCGCCGACAAGCCGCGGCCGAGCTCCCACCACATCTCGGCGCGCAGGTTGATGAACTTGTCCGCCTTCGACGCGGCCGACGCCACATTCACCGCCAGGATGTGGGCCTGGTGTTCCCCGCGGCCGGCCGAGTTCCGCAGCTCGCCGATGACGCCGAACCCGACGCCGATGCTGTCGATCTTCACTGCTGTGGCGCCGGTCTCCATGATGGCCGCCAGGACCAGCGGGGCGATCTTCTCAGGCCGGTCGGTGTGCGCCCGCCACTCCCTGCCCGCGCGCCGGCCGCGGCGCTCCCGGATGACGGTCTCGTCGCCGCCGCCACCCACATCCACGCCGAGCTCCACGGGGAGCAGCTCGTCGGCGCGCGGCGGGCGGTTGGGCTCGGTGCGGCACGCCGCGATGTCGGATGCGCGGACGACCTGGTTCGGCGCGTCCGCGGAGAACTCGCCGAGCACCTTCGACCGGTAGATCGGGTTGTCCTCGCCCCACTCGCGGGCCTTCTCCTCTACCCACTCCCGGCCCACCAGCGACATGGCCACCTGCTCCGGCACCGCCTCGCCGGTCAGGTTCGGGGAGTCGAACGCGCTGATGCTGATCTGATGCCAAGAGGAGCCGGGTGTGGACACCTTGCGGAAGTGCGACGCGGGATTGTCCGGGTTGCCGATCGCCAGGATGCGGCAGTCCGGCCCGGTCGCCAGGGCGTCCGCCGCGACCCACAGTTGCTCCGGCACACCACAGGCTTCGTCGATCAGCACCAGCACGTAGCGGGCGTGGATGCCCTGGAACGCGGACTCGTCATGGTCGGCCGGCTTCCGGCCGTAGCCGACGAGCTCGTCGTCGATGTGCCACTCGGTCTGGTTCACCCGGCCGGCCAGGTCCCCGGCGCGGTGGTTGCGGCGGATGTACCGCCAAAGGATCGCCCGCACCTGGCTGAACGTGGGCGCGGTGGAGACGACGAACGCCTCCCCCGGGGGGTGGGTGTCGAGCCACCAGCACGCCACCAGCGACGCGACGTGTGACTTGCCGACGCCGTGCCCGGAGCGGACCGCTGTACGCCGGTGGTCGCGTACGGCGCGGAGGATCTCCTGCTGCTTCGACCACACTGTCTGCCCGAGCCGCTCCTGCACCCAGCGGACTGGTTCGCCCTGGTACTTGACGGTGCGCTCGGTGAGGGCCTGCCGGTCGCTGGCGGCCTTGAGCTGGTCGCGGATGGCCTTGAGTTGCTTGGTGTCCCCGGCCCGGACGAGGGTCTGTACCTGGGCGCGGAGCGCGGTGAGGTCAGGTGTCGTGGTCATCGCCAGGCCCGGTGAGCTTGTCGAGCAGGTTGCTGATCTCCTGGCCGATCTGTTCGGCGTCGACGGAGACCCGTGAGGGTGCGTCGAGGCCGAGGAGCTTGCGCCGGGATTCGCCGTTGCGGCGGCGCTGTTCCTCGATGCGGGTGAGCCGGTCGACGGCTTGGAGTACGGGGGCGTCGTCGAGGAGGGGCTCGTCGCCGAGGTGGATGATCTTCCCGTGAGAGATCGTGTAGTGCTTGGCCTCCAGCACTGCGCGTACCGACTCCTCCAGGCCGTTGAGGCGTACGAGTTCGGCGTCGAGGCGTTGGAGCTCGAGGGCCATGACGTCTTCTGCTGGTTCGCGAACGATGGCCTTCACGGCGGCTTTCACGTCGTCGTGGGCGGTGTGTACGTCGATGTCGAGCTCTTTGGCGATGTCGCGGTAGGCCCAGCCTTCGCCGCGGAGGCGCGCGGCTTCGGCTCGGCGGGCGGCGATTTCGAGGGGCGGGCCGGTGAACTTGCCCGTGGACGGGACGCGCTGCTGAGTCTTGTGGTGGTCGTGGCCAGCCATCCGGCCCTCCTCCGGGTCGTGGGCGGGCGCACGAATTGGCCCACCCGTCACCCTGATTATGGGGCGAGATAGGTGGGCCAATGCGTGGACGGCAGGTCAGGCGGGCTTCCGGCTCGTGTCCTTGGTGTTGGTGGCGGGCGGCCACCAGTGCGGGTATTCGTCCGCGGGGCAGCTGGGGCCCTTCTCGTCAAGGCGGTCGATGACGTTCCGGAACCAGTCGAGAGCCTGGGCGTCATCGCCGAACCAAGCGTGGTTGATGACCTGGCCGTTGATGACGAGCTTGCGGTGGAACGGCTTGCCGCGGGCGGCGAGGACTTTGATGGCGCGGCCGCGGTAGGTGGTGCGGATCACGGGGGTGTCCCTTCGGGTTGGTGGCGCGGGGCGCCGGGGCGGTCAGGCGGGTTGGTCAGGCGGCCAGGAGCCGCTCGGAGGCGACGTGGTGGGCGCGGGCGAGGAGGCGGGTGGCGTCGCGCCGGGTTCCGAGCTGGGTGGTGAGCCGGTCGAGCAGGTCGCCGGTGCGGGTGTGCTGGGTGAGGAGGAGGTCGGCCAGCTGCTCGGGGCACGTCGGGAGGAGCGGGGTCGGGGTCTGGGTCTGCATGGGGTGCTCCTTCGGTCAGGCGGCGAGAGTGTCGGCGAGGAGCTGCACGCGGGCGGCGATCGGGGCGTCGACGGGGTAGAGCACGGTGACCGTGGCGAGGCCGGTGGTGCGGGCCGGCTTGTCGTCGTCGGCGGGACGCTCGATCACGTAGGCGGTGCGGTGGATCGTGTAGGTCTGGATGCGGTCGATCCGCCACGACCGGGCCTCGCCGGTCTCGCGGTCCATGGCGCGGAGGACGATGTCGCCGGCGGCGGTGACGAGGATGTCGGTGATCTCGATGGTGCGGATGGTCTGGGTGCCGTCGGCCTTGGTGTAGGTGATGGTGACGGGGTGCTTGGCGTCGAGGGCCTTGATGAGGCGGGTGAGGGTCTGGGTGCTGGTCTCGTTGGCCGTGTGCCTCATCGGGTCCCCCTTGGTCGCTTACCGTGTACCCACACAGTAGCGCTAACCGTGTACCCACACAAGGGGTTGCGCCCCGCTATCTGTGTGGGAACATGACCCCATGTCCCCAGACGACAAGGACCACACCTTCGCCACCCGCTTCCGCATCCCCCGCCGCATGTGGGACGCCTACGGAACAGCCGCCGCACGAGCCGGAGTCGACCGCAGTACCGACCTCGTCGACCACGTCCGCTCCTTCATCGAGCAGCACGGCAACGACCACGAGCGCGCCGAACTCGCCGCCGCCGACGAGGAGCTGGCCGCCCGCCGTGCCCGCAAGGGCGGCCGGCCGCCGAGAAGGGAGCCGGCGTCGTGACCGCTGAGCTGGTGGCGTTCCTGCGGGACCGCCTCGACGAGACCGTCGCCAAGGCCGAAGCGGCGCGGCCACGTCCCGAAGACGCCACGGCTGGGCACTGGGTCGCCTACCTGCACATGCCGTCTTTGCCGACGGACGACCAGAGCCGCAAGGTGCACCTCGTCGGATGCCAAGAACCCGACGGCCGCGAGTGGGTCGTGGCAGAGACCGGGCAGGCTGATCGGGCGCAGGCCATCGCCGACCACATCGCCCGCCATGACCCGGCCCGCGTCCTCGCCGAGGCCAACGCCAAGCGGGCGCTGATCGATGCATGTGAGCGGGCGGACACGTCTGCGGCCTACCCCGACTTCGAGGGCGGCGTCTACAGCGGATTGCACGACGCTCTTGAATACCTAGCCCTGCCCTACGCCGACCACCCGGACTACCGCGAGGAGTGGCGGCCTGATCCGGCGTAGCCCGGCCCGTTCCCCCACCTCACCCGACCCCCGTGCGGCACACTGCCCGCATGGGGGTCTCCTACATGATCCGGGGCCGCACCCGTACAGAGTGCGAGCAGGCGCTCGCTGAACTGTGCCGGCGGTTGGGTGCGCAGCCGACCCTGTTGCCGACGGATCGGATCGGGCGCGGCTGGGTCGCGCGGGCGGTTGCTGTACCGCGGGAGTCGAAGGTATGACGAAGCCCCTGCCGTGTGTACAACGGCAGGGGCTTCGGCGTCAGCCTCCGTAGACGGCGGCGATCACGGCGGCGAGTGTCAGGGCACACGTCACGGCGAACACGGCGGCGGTGAGGTCGTAGTGGTGCTGGATCCAGCGCAGCGGCTTCATAGGGCGATCCTCTCGCAGGTACGCCCCGCCCGGCGAGTGCCGGACGGGGCGCAGTACCAGGAGCGGTCAGCCGCGGCGCAGCCACCCGCCACGGACGCGCTGCCCTGCGCCGGGCACGGGCTTCTGCTCCCGGTTCGTGTACCCGCCGCTGAACGCGCTGTACTGGTTCGAGTGAGGGTTGTCGGGGTGCGCCTGCTGCGGGTCGCGGGCGGGCATGGTCTTCGGCAGCCGGGCCGCGGTCTCGCGGATTTCAGCGGCGCTGGGCTTGTTCTTGCGTGCCATGATCGTGGTTCCTGTCTCGTGTTCGGGATGGGTGGACCGGGGCGGCCGATCAGCTGCCAGGCGGGCGGCCGCCCCGGGGCTTGTGGGTGTGTCAGTTCTCGTCGTGGTCGTAGCCGGTCCACGCCTGCGCGGCCGCCGCCGCAGCCTCGGCGCCCTGGGCTTCGTCGAGCGCGTCGAGCCGTGCCTCGCCGGCCTGCTCCATCTCGCGCAGCTCTTCGCCGGTGAACAGGTCGTCGGTCGTCATGCCGTCGTAGTCGTCGGGGAAGTCGGTCATCTTCATGCCTTTCGGTGATTCAGCGGGTGCGCACCGCATGGCGGCGGTGGGCTTCTGCCGGGTCGTGTACGACGGTCCCGGCCTGGCCGATGGGCTCTACACGGAACCCCTCTCGGGGCCCCTCTCCGCCCGCGTTGTTGGTGTTGGCGTTGGCGGCTGAGCTGCACAAACAACGCTCAGCAGGGGGCGCGCCATCGGGCAGGGAGAGGGGCGGTACGTCCTCCTGGTGGACGCCGGGCCCGTTCTTCCCACCCGCGCGGACCCCCGACCGGACGGGGACGCCGGCCTCCTCGAGGAGCGCGCGGACGGTCTTCGTGTCGGGCAGGCCGGCTGCCTCCTGGAGCTGGGTCAGCCGCACGTGTTCCCCGCCTGCGGCGAGCGCGCGGAGCTGCTCGACGATGTCGATGCCCGGCTCGTCGTCCGGCTGCTCCTCGTCGCCGGGGTGGCGGCGGTCGGCGTACCAGCCGCGGGCCTTTCGCACGGTCGCGGTGGCGAGCAGTCCGGCGACGAAGTAGCCGACCTCCGGCACCGCGTAGGCGACTCCCCCGGCCGCGCCGGCGAGGACGAGGACCACGCAGCCACCTGCCAGGCGGCTCGGCTCCGGCAGCTCCTCCTCCGTCGGCTGCTCCTGCGGTTCGGCGGCGGTCATGCCAGCACCCCGTACACCACGGCGCCCGTCCAGTTCGCTGCCTGCGCGAGAGGCACCGCGGCTGCTCCGGCGATCCCGGCGGACGTGCCCAGGCAGATACCGCACCAGGCACCCATCTTGAGGTCCCGGCCGTACCGGGATGCCTTCACCGCGGCGAGCATGCCGACGGTGAGGAGCAGCACCAGCGCCCCGCCGGTCTGGGTGAGCGGGAGGTATGTGCCTCCCCCGGCGGCTGTGCCGGCCGTGGTGCCGACGCCCCAGACCAACGCCACGTCGCCGAGCCAGTTGGAGATCCACAGGGTGGTGTCGGCGATCCAGCCGATGAGGCCCCCGACGGTGAGGATGGTGAGGACGCCGTACGCCCAGGCGGCGAGGAACGGCAGCAGGGTGCCCGCGTAGCCGA